GCTATTACGCTCATGGTGGTAACTGGATACCGATAGTAAATGAGGATACTTCTGGAAATGTATCTCTTGGTGGAAATCTAACTGTAACAGGCGATTTCACAGTCAACGGAACCCAAACAGTACTGAATACATCAACTTTAACAGTGGATGATCTTAATATTACAGTAGCAGATGGAGCCGCTGACGCAGCCGCTGCCAATGGTGCAGGGCTGACGGTGGATGGAGCTTCAGCCACATTTAACTACAACAGTAGTTTTGATAAGTGGACTATGAACAAAGGTTTAGTTGTTAGTGGTGCATTCACCACTGATAGTGCCGATATTAATGGCCCCTTAAATATAGAAGAAGTCAAAGAAAAGGTCATCGTAGATACTACTACTACTGGGGCAATTTACGGTAATATGAACTTAGGTGCAGTTCGCTATTATACTGCTAACCAAACCACTAACAGGACTATTTCTTTTAGAGGTGACCAAGGAAGTGGGATTTCTTTAGATAGCATTATGGCTGTTGGGGATAGCATGACTTCTGCATTTTTATTTACGCAGGGTTCTACAGCCTATTATGTTAATGCTGTTTATGTGGATGGTAGCGCACCTGCCGTATTAAAATGGGTTGGTGGCGCACCGACAGGTGGCAATGCAAACTCTATAGATGCCTATACTTTTACAGTAATCAAAACTGCCGCTTCAACATTTACTGTTATAGCTAACCAAACAGCTTACGCATAATAGAGGGAAATCAGAATGATATTTCCAAAGAAACCTCAACTATTATACGCCCCTATGTTAGCCACTTTTGGTGGTGGTTCTGCTAATGGGTTTAAAAGTGCAGGAGTAGCTGCCCCTGATGAATTTTTTTCCTTTAACGCCTTTTCTAGTATGTCCATAGTGTCAACGATTGCATCAAATAGTGGTTATCATACTACTCAGTCTATAAAAGATATTATTTTTACGCCAGATGGCATGACCTGTTTTACTATGCCCTATGGTTCTGGTAACCATCCCATAAGTAAAATGTCTTTAAGCACTGCTTGGGATTTAAGAAGTACAACCAGTACGACTAATTATACCCAATGGACAAATAATGGTAACTATGAAACTATATGGTGTTTTTCAGCGGATGGGTTACATTTTGTTGCAGGTAGTCGTACCGTTGCTCACCATTACATACTGACTTCAGCTTTTGATTTATCAAGTGTCACCAATGTAAATGCTTACTACGATAGCATGAGTTTATCAGGTGGTGCACAAGGTTGTGGGTATAGTAAAGATGGAAGTATTTTTTGGTATTATAATCGAAACAATCCTGATTTAATAGTTGAGAACTTATCTACTCCGTTTGCACTAGGCTCTGCCAGTTCTAATAGTTCTTATACTAGAAATTCATGGAATGGCTACGGAACAACTACCAATGATAAAAATAGCTATGGACATTATATGTCAGGGGATGGAACGTCTATAGCAACAATAGCTAGTTTTCAATCTAGTACTATTAGATACCATAATATGACTACTCCTTACAATTTTAACTCCATAATTCAATCCACAAATATATCTTATTCCCCTATCTCTGGAATGAGTACGCAACAGATGGGTTTAGCAATAACACCTGATTATATTTATTTTGCAGACGAATACGGCTCTGGAAATATTAGGATGTATTCCGCAACAATTACCTAAAATCTAAGGAGAAAATAAGTGAGTAAAGCAAGAATGTTAGCAGATTTAATGCGTGATGAAAAAATTTCCCTAGGCGAAGTTTCGGGGGCTGCATCATCTTCAGATTTTAATACAGGACACGCCAACTACAACTCAGTCGATAGTTTAAATCAAAAGATTTCAGCTATGGAAACAGAAAGAGCAACAGTAGGGCAGTCCTTAGCGTTTAGTGTATCGTTAGGATAAATTATGGCAGAGACATTTAAAAGCGTAGTATCTAACGGGGTGGGTACTTCTTCAACTACTTTATATACTTGCCCTGCCAATACTACGACGATCATTCTAGGATTACTTTTTTGTAATGTTCGATCTCCATTAGGAGATATACAAGTAAGCAGTACGCTTACGAAGTCGGGCGGTACATCCGCAAAATTAGTCGAGAATGTAAAAATATTCTCTGGAGCTTCTTTATCGCTAGTAGGCGAAAACAATAAAGTAGTTCTAGAGGCAGGGGATAGTATCGCTGTACTCTCCGATGTTGCAAGTTCTCTTGATATGGTACTTTCTATTTTGGAGATTTCATAATGGCAGGATATATTGGTAAAAACGGGCTGCAGATCACAGAGCAAAGTGCCAACGCAGTTCCCGCATTTTCCGTTTCTACTTTTACGGGTACGGCTACAGTAGGTGCATCATTCACTCATACACCTACAGTAACTGACCCTGATAAGATTTCGCATTCATTTTATTTAGCGGCTAGCCCCCCTGCAGAATATAATGTCAATTCAAGTACAGGGGTTCTTACAGCCAACCCCGTACAACAAGCAGGGACAGTTTCTTTTGAATTAAAGGTAACAGACGGACCTAACATAGCCACTCAAAACATTCAAATTACGGTATCTCAGATTCCAGTAAGCTACTCAGGAATTTCTGGTACAAAGGACTTGGGTGTAACTGAAACATTTACTCCTACGATTACAAATCCTAATAATGTTACACTAACCTTTGCACTAGCAAATATGCCCGGATTTACTATCAATAGTAGTACTGGTGTAATTACAGGTACATATAGTGGTGTTGGTACAATAACTCCTGCAGTTACTATTACTGATGAGTATAACAACAGCCAAACCCTTAACTTCTCTTACACAACTAGCAATATTGCAGTGTCATACTCAGGAGCTAATCAGCCGTCAGGGACATTGTATAATAACGCAAGTTATACCTACACCCCAACTATTACTAACCCAAATAACGTAACACTTACGTTTGCTATTGGCTCACAGAGCGGCGGTGGGCTAAGTATTAACTCTACTACAGGTGTTATAACTGGTACTCCTACAACCAACGGCTCTAACACTCTAACCGTTACCTGTACCGACCAGTACAACAACGTACAGACGTTTAACTTCTCCTTTAGTGTTATTAATGGACCTATAGCCAATGCACCATCTGGCTCAAGCCTAATCAACAACGGCTACGGATTATTATATACTAGTAGTGGTACTTACACATTTAATGTTCCTACAGGGGTCAGCTACGTCCGTGCAATCGCCGTAGGTGGTGGTGGATATGGTGGATACACATACTCTGGCTCTGCAGGTGGCGGCGGCGGCGGCGGCTTAGGATACCGCAATAACATATCTGTGACTCCGGGTGGTACTGTTACCATTACAGTTGGTGGTCAAGGTTCAACTAGCTCATTCGGCAGCAGTTGCTCTGGCTCTGGTGGCACTAGCAGTGGAGCCTCTAATACTGGCGGTAGTTTTACTGGTGAGGGCGGCGGTCAAGGCGGTAACACAGACAACCCCGGAGGGTATAACCAATCAGGTGGCGGCGGTGGCGGCGGCTACTCAGGTCAAGGTGGCCAAGGTCAACAAGGCGCAGGTGGTGCAGGTCAAGGCGGCGCAGGTGGCGGCGGTGCAGGTGGTCACTGGGCTAGAGGCGGCGGCGGTGGTGGGACGGGTGTCTCCTTTACCTTAACAGCAGGAACAAATGGTACTGGCGGCGCACAGAGTTCATCACATTCAAGTTTGAATAACAATAGTGCAGGTGGCTACGGAACATCTACAGTTGGAGCGGCTGATGGTTCTCACTCACAAGGGGGAGGACATGGAGGCTCTGGCGGCGGCGGTGGCGGCGGTGGTCAGAGTAACTACGGATTTACTGCAGGACAGGGCGGTGCAGGATACGTTGCTGTCTGGTGGCAAACAAGTGGAGATCAATGGTAATGACATATTGGATTAGAGTAGAAAACAATATTGCCCAAGAATATATAAGCAATGACCCTGATGGTATATACCCAGATGCTTTGGTTTGGGTGGAAGTTCCAGAGGATCAAGAAAAATTTTTAGGCTTGACTAAATTTGACTGTACGGATAATATTACGTTAGTTCCTCAGTTAGACACTCTCAAAGAAGCTCTACGTGTTAAAGTACGGGAATTACGGTGGATTTATGAAAGTTATCCCGTAACTCACTCTAGCAGAGTATTCTCAGCAAATAGAGAACACAGACAGTTGATGTCTGAGTATATTGAAACAGCTGACACGACTAATACTCTCCTACCCTTTAAACTAAGAACGGGGGATTGGTGGACTCCTAGCGAACTATCAGATGTACGAGATGCTTATGCGGCGGTATTATCTAGAGTTAGCGCAGCTTTTGAAAAAGAGAGAGTGGCTATAGAGGCGATTAACGCAGCTACAACAGCGGATGGTGCCTATAGTGCTTACACTACTGCAGAACCTACTTTCAATCTGGCCTAGGAAAGAAGAGGTTTCGTTTACGCCTTTCTCAGAAGGTTTCTCATCTACTCCCCCATTACCAATGAAAAAGGTAATCCCTGAGTATTTTAAAAAATGCCCTAAAGAATTTGAAGGTGGTCCTAATAGATATACTTACAAGACTTGCCCTGCTTTCTTAGATGCTATGACAGTTGGATATGTTTTAAGATGTCCTTGTGATGTATACATAAAGACGTATGAATCCCATTTTGACTATGAAGTTCCTGCAGATGTACCAAACATAGTAGTAACTTCACATAGCAGTAATCAAACTCAGGCATTTCAAGAAGGGTCTATCTTAGATGAGGATAAATTTTACCCCTATATACTAAAGATAAATCCGGGGTTCTTTTTAAAAAATAGTAATAGGGTAGGATGGCAAATTCTTCCATTCTACTATGATAAAGAAAACAGAAAAAACTTCGAAGCTGCTTATGGCTACTTTGATAATTTACTTTTAGAAAGATATGGCACCTGTCCTATTAATCTTTTTGTAAAAAGACGAGAAGGGTCTGATACATTTATTATAAAAAAGGGTACTCCAATATGTACTATAGTACCTTATGTATATACAGATTTTCATTCTGCCATAAATAAGCCTGATCCCGAAAGATACTCAGATATAATGAATCTAGGTCTACAAGCAAAGAACAGAGGACAGTTTTTCGCTAATTCTATAAAAAACCACAGAGTAGCTAAAAGGTATTTATGATAGAAGAAAACTATGAGGAATAAAGTTCTATAATTTCTACTCTTGTACCCTTTAGTTACACTTCATTTTATGCTATAATAAATAAACCAGACGAGGATATGGTTCAAAATATAGAAAAAGGCGCAATTTCATAATGACAGAAACATCAGAGTTTAGGTCATTTATTCTTACTCCAAAAGATGTACTAAAATATTGGCCTATACTAGAACCTCAAATACAAAAGTCTTTAGATCATGGAGAAGGTGAGTATTCAACTTTTGACATATTTAAAAAATCCATTGATAACCTTATGCAAATATGGGCTACCGTGGACAAAGATAATGAATTAAGCTGTGTTACTGTAACCCAAGTATCAGTATATCCAGATTATAAATCTCTACAGATACTTTGTTTAACAGTAATAAATCAGACAGTAAAAAATATGAAAGATCAATTTTATTGTCTTGAAGATTTTGCCAAACAAAATGGCTGTAGTTCGCTAAGAGTTTGGGGAAGAAAAGGATGGGAACGTAAGCTACGGGCCTTAAAAAGCAAACAAGGTAACGAATTTAAAACCCGTTACTACGTCTACTCTCAGGAGATTTAAAATGAGTTTATACAACCCAATGATGAAATGGATGAACCCCCGTGAAAGTGGGTTGATATGTTTTAAAGGCGATGGAGCTTCGGCTGAAGAAGTTGAAACTATTGTAGATGATAAGCTAGGTACAGCTTCATCAACTGGTACTGTAACCTCTGGCACTGGTACTATGGACTTACCAACTACATCGGTAGACCCAGTAACAGGTGAAGTTACTACAGGTACAAATACAGTGGAGTTTGGGGGTAATGAGGTAGGTGTAACTGACACCGTTAAGGGAGATACTGAAGCTCTACTAGGTGGGCAGGATAAATTAGGCTCCCAGATTGATGCAGGGTTTTCAAACTTTCAACCTGTTAATGTAACTAATACCACAATTGATACGTCAGACTTGGCTAAAGCTGACGCTATGGCAACAGGCTTCGGTGATGTTTTAGCTGATACGGGGACCATAAAAACAGGCGTTGAAACTATAGGTACTGATGTTACTGATATCAAAGATGATACAGGGGTTATTAGAACAGGAGTAGGAGACATTCAGACTACTCTTGGGGGGTCAGACGGTACTGGTGGCCTTATGGGAGATGTAACCAAGTTAGGTACTGATGTAGGTCAACTAGGAACTGATCTAGGAGTTACTGCAGATAGTGGAAGTGTAACAAATCAGTTACAAGGTATAGGAACTAATATTAGAAACTTAGGTTCTTCAGAGTTAGATCAGTCTCAGATTGGTACTAGATTTGATAGTGTAGATGCTGCCGTATCAGCGGCTGATCAAAATGCTACAAAAGCATTTGAGAGACTAATGGGAACACCTGACTCAGAGCTAGGAGGAGTTCTAGGAGATATTAAGCAGAAGGTACTTGCAGGTCAGTTATCTGTTCAACAGGTAGTAGATGAAATTAAGAAGAACCAAGCACAAAATCAAGTAGATAATGCAGCTAGTCTTGGAACTCTTATTTCAGGACAAGAGACAGCGGCTACTAACTTTGGCGATTTTACTAGGCAGTATACAACAGATACTAATTTAGCTAACAATGCTAGGGCAGACCTACAGAAACAAATTACTGGTGGGGTAGATACTTTACAAGGAAATATTGCAGGTGCTACAGGAACACTTAGCAATCAGGTAGCTAATCAGGCAGCTACTACAGAACAGGCGGCTGCAGATGCGGCACAAGCTGATGCTAGAAACTTTGCACAAATTATGCGTGATTTGAATGATGTAAATAGGCAGGTAGAGAGTGATCAGGCAAATGATGTACTTGCTAGATTAGATACTATACGAAATGTTCTAAGTACTCAAGGAGTTAATATAGACGAAAACATACGAAGGCAGTATGCTGATTTAGCTAACGCTTTCGATCAAACTGGAAGATTAATTACTCAGAGTGTAGATAATCAGGGTAATGTAATCCGAAGAGGTATGGATGATCAGAATAATTTACTTATAGCTACATTTGATGCAAATGGTAGAATTTTAGGACAAACTACAAGAAATATAAATGAACTTCTATCTCAGATGGACCGCCTTGGATACCAACAACAAGGAAGACAATTTGGTGACCTTACTGCAAGTGGATTAGGCTTAATGTCAGGGGAGCAAAATGCAGACCCCTTCATTCAACAGGCCGTAACATAGTGGAAGGTAATTATGCACCCAGATAAGATTTCTCAACAAGGGACTAACCTTGTAAAAAAGTTTGAAGGATTGCACAAAGTACATAAGGATGGTCTAGTACACAGCTATAGATGTCCTGCAGGAAAATACACGATAGGATTTGGCGCGACTAAGGGAGTTCGCTCTGGTCAAACCATGACAAAGGAAGAGGCAGAGACACGTCTCATACATGATTTAAATGAACATGGTAAAATAGTTAAGAAGTATGTCCATGTCCCGTTGACTCAAAATCAGTATGACAGTTTGACCTCTTTTGTATTTAACTTAGGTGGTGGGGCTTTCCGTAGCTCTACTCTTCTCAAGAAGCTCAATCAGGGCTTGTATGACGAAGTACCAGAACAGCTTATGCGTTGGAACAAGGCACGTATAGATGGTAAACTTACTCCACTACGAGGACTAACTAGACGTAGGGCTGCAGAGGCTGCACTATTTTCAATGGATGCCAAGATGCCTTCGGATGAAGGTGGTCCTGAAATGCCTCAAAAACCTACTGCAGAAGCCCCTAAGTCTCTACTAAAGAGTAAGACAATGGCAGGGGCAGGGATTGCAGGAGCCGCCACGGGACTAAATGAAGTTGCAGGTCAACTACAGGGGCTAGTAGCCTATGCAGATAGCCTCAAGACTATATT